GATATAAACAATGGGTACTTGATCAAACAGAAAAAGAACTGGATAGAAAAACTGCTCTATGGCACGAACGTATATATGAACTGCACTGCGAATTAAAAGATAAAAAATACAAACACATATTTTTTAACTGCTATAACCATTTTGATGAAATATCTGTACCAATAGCCAAAAGATATGATTGGGGCAATTATTATATTGAGCCTTATGATGTAGACAGTACATACTGTAATTATTTGAATAATATTGGTATTAAAACCAGCAGATGGGGTAGTACACACTTTGGCAGTGATGGACATCAAGAATGGGCAAATTTCCTACTGCCAAAAATTTTAAAACAAAAGCAAATAAACCAAAATTTTCTGTTGACAAAACAAAAAATTGTAGTAAAATAAAACTATAATAACAGAATAGGTGTATAATGGCAAAATATCTTTTAGTTGACACAATGAATACTTTCTTCCGTGCAAGGCATGTTGTACGTGGTGATGCTAGTATTAAAATTGGCATGAGTATACATATTATATTAAATGCTATTAACAAATGTTGGAAAAAATTTGATGCTGATCATGTTGTGTTTGCACTTGAAGGTAGAAGTTGGCGTAAAGACTTTTATGAGCCGTACAAGAAAAATAGACAAGCAAACAGAGCCGCAATGAGTGAGGCAGAACAAGAAGAAGATAAACTTTTCTTTGAAGCATATGATGACTTTTTAAAGTTCTTGGAAAACAAGACAAACTGTAGTGTGTTGCATTGTGAAATTGCTGAAGCAGATGATATGATTGCACAATGGATTGATCTGCATCCTGATGACGAGCATGTTATTGTTAGCAGTGATACAGATTTTGTGCAACTGTTGGCAAACAATGTATCACAATACAATGGTATCACAAATGAACTGATACAACTAAATGGTGTAGTAGATGATGAAGGCAAACCTGTGATTGACAAAAAGACTAACGAGCAAAAGGTGCCTCAGAATCCTAAATATCAACTGTTTAAAAAATGTATGAGAGGTGACCCTAGTGACAATGTGTTTAGTGCATATCCTGGTGTTAGAGAAAAAGGCACAAGAAATAAAGTAGGGTTAATGGAAGCATTTGAAGATATGAACAACAAAGGCTTCAATTGGAACAACCTAATGTTACAACGTTGGGTAGATCATAATGGGACTGAACACAGAGTATTAGATGATTATGAAAGAAATGTAGTGCTTGTGGATCTTACTAAACAACCACAAGAGATAAAGTCATACATCAATGATAAAATAATCGAAAATAAAAAAAGTAAAAATAGAACACAAGTAGGAGGACATTTTATGAAGTTTTGTGGTAAATGGAATATGCAAAGAATTGCTGATAACGCCACAAGTTTCTCTATTTGGTTACAAGCAGATTACAAGGAAGTTTGATATGGAACTATTAGCAAAGCCAATTCTTAAGGATAAATTTTGGATTGTAGAAAAAGACAATCAAAAAGTTGGAACAATTCGTGCTAATGGCGTGGGTGTTGTTATTACACTAGGCAAAGAATCAAAAACATTTGAAAGTAAACAACAGTTAATCAGTCAACTAAATGTGTCTTTTGAAGATAATACTAAAGATACAAGTATTATTAAAAAGAAAGAACACTCGGTACATGATTATCCTGCCAAACATAAACCTTATAATCCAATTTATGATTTAAAAAGAAAACTACCATTGTATACCAAAACACCACACAGTAAAAGTTTTTATTGTGCAGGATATTATATTGTAAAATTTGATTTTGGATGGGTGCAAGGATTCAGTCCAAAACTAATTACTTTAACAAGAAATAAATTCAAAGGACCTTTTACAACAAAACTAGAAGTACAAGAACATTTGAGAAAGGCCAATCATGCAGAAACCAAACTTCAATAACTTAGATAAGTTTGTACACAAGTGTAACAACAGTCAAAGTCAGGTTATCCTAGAAAAAAGAGAAGCAGTGGCGATTGTAAGTGAGTATCAAAGAATGTTAAGATACACATTGGACCTACAGGAAAAAATTATACAATTACAAGATGAACCTATTAGAGTAGAATACGACGCAGGAGATTTTAGTTAAGTACCGTTATAATTGATAAATAATAGTAGCATATTATTATTTGGAAGATAAAATGAGTAGACCAAAACCAACGGTATTGTTAGAAAAAGTAGAAAAAGAAACTTACAAAGCAGAGCAAGTTTTAGCCAGTGAAGGAATATGGGCCGTATACTATCAGAGTAAACCTATAAATTTAAAGACATTCAACATGCTTATAAATTATCCAGGTCCAAAATATAAAAAGGTAAGTTTTAGTAATCCAGGACATGCTATTAACCTAGCAAAGAAACTAAACAAATTATTTAAAACAACAGAATTTACTGTTGTTATTTTAAATAGAGGTAAAACTGTCTTCGAAGCAAAACAACTTACGACTTAATTTTACACAACAATTTCTTGATGAGTGTGAATTTGATCCTCCAAAAAATCCTCAAAAATTCTTTTGGTATAACTTTAGGGACAATGGTGGTCTTAGGCTCAGTGATGATGGCTATGACTTTTTAAAGTCTACACTAAATAAAAAGATGTACACAATAAACATAGATTCCAAAAAAATTAAAAAGACTCCACAGTTTTTACTAGATATGGATAGAATGTTTGAAGTACCGTATTATCTTGCACCAAGACAAAAAATAATTTTATTCGATCAAAAAGCACATTTTACTATGACAATGTACAACAACGATTTTAGAAAATTTTTAGATGCACACAAAATCTAACATTAGTGTAATAGGAGCAGGAATAACGGGTGTTACCACTGCTTACTATCTTGCCAAACAAGGTTATACTGTAACAATATATGATGAACGTAGATATCCTGCAATGGCTACAAGTTATGCTAATGGTGGACAACTTAGCGCCAGCAATGCTGAGGTATGGAACAGTTGGCGTAATGTACAAAAAGGTATCAAATGGTTAGCAAAACCATATGCACCACTAAAGATTAATCCTATGCCAAGTTGGGAAAAATACAGTTGGTTTATAAAATTTATATTAAACATTAAACATGCTGACAAAAATACAGAACAAACTTGCCGTTGGGCCTTACAAGCACATGACTTGTATAAAAATATTGCAACAGAAGAAAATATAGATTTTGACAAAGTAGAAAAAGGTATTCTGCATGTATACAGTGATAAAGAAGAATTTGAAAATGCACACAAAGTAAATCAAATTTACAAAAAAGCAGGACTTAATCGTTGGGCAGTCACAGCCGCAGAGTGTTTCGATATCGAACCTGCACTAAAACGTAGCAACAAACTAATAGGCGGATTTTACAACACCAGTGACTACACTGGAGATATACATAAATTTTGTATTGAGTTAGAAAAAGTTCTCGAAAACAAATATAATGTCAAATACAGTAATGCAAAAATTACAGATTTACACCAAATACAAGAACCTGTTGTAGTATGTGCTGGTATAGGCAGTAGAACATTAGCAAAAACTGTAGGTGATGATTTACCTATATACCCTGTAAAGGGTTATAGTATTACAATAAAAGTTCCTGATCCTGATACTGCACCATGGGTGAGTATATTAGATGATAAAGCAAAAATTGTTACTGCACGACTGGGTGCAGATAGATTGAGAGTAGCAGGCACAGCCGAATTTACAGGATACAATACAGACATCAAACAAGCAAGAGTCAAACCATTGATCAAATGGGCAGAAGATTTATTTCCAAATTTAAACACAGAAATAGTTGTCCCGTGGGCAGGATTACGTCCTATGACACCAAATATGATGCCTATAGTACGCCGTAGCACTAGGAAACAAAATGTGTGGTATAATACAGGGCATGGACATTTAGGATGGACATTGAGCGCCTATACTGCACAAAAAACTACTGAAAACATACAACATGCTTAGTAACTATTTGGTTTTGACCCCTGATGGTGTTGGAAGTACATATCTTCAACGTGCTTTGTGTGTGTATTTAAACAGTGCAGGATTAGACTATTGGAATACACATGAATTGTTAAACGGATTAGGTCTATACCAGGGATC